TCACAAAGGAAAATTAATGCCTTACATAGATAAACAGCCAGCGATTGGCGATACAACAACAGATAATGATGTATTGACCAGAGGTGAAGCAAAAGTCCTTATAGAAAAACTTTTGTCCAATAGTTTATTTCACGAATTAGAACCAGTTGAAGTATTGGATGTTTATGTAAATCCAAGAGACCCGGCGTATGACCATTTTGAAACATTCGGAACCACTTTTTTTGGAACTACGGTACCTGAAGATTTCGTTGGTGAACCAATTCAAGTTATTGCACCAATAGGACACAAAAATGAAGATGAAGATATAAGTAATTTTGATGGTCCTGAAACTGTTTCAAAATCTTATGCAAAAGAAAAATCTTTACTTGGAGCCATAAGAGGTAGATATGTAGTTTCACAACAAGGTGATAATATTGAACAAACAAAAATATTTAGACCACTGGACCCAAACATTATTCAGTATCCACTTATTGGCGAAATAGTTTTAGGACTTGAATTTAATGGGGAATTCTATTATTTTTCAAAATTAAATAATACTGGTAAAGTTTCACAATTAAGTCAATATGGACTTAGTAATATAAATGATGAATTTGCAAATGTATCCGATAAAGTT